ACTGACTTCCCAGATAAGCCTGAGTGCGAAGGTATGTGGGTGATTTCAGCGCGTGAGAACAAGCGCCCGGACGTTCTGAACATCGAACGCGAGGAACTGGACAGCCCGAACGAGATCGCCGAAGAGATTTATGGCGGTTGCTGGGTTTCCGCTGTGATCCGCCCTTGGTCGCAGGAAAACAAGTTTGGTAAGCGCGTTAACGCCAACCTGATCTCCGTCCTGAAACGCAAAGACGACGAACCATTCGGTGAAGGTCGTGTAGACACGTCCGACGCGTGGGATGACGACGAAGAGTGGGAAGACGAAGACGAAGTTTAACCGAAAGCCTCCGGGCAACAGTAACCCAAGCCCGCCCATAAAGCGGGCTTTTCTTTTAGGGGATCAACGTGACCGACCACATTAACCTAGACTATGAAAGCCGCAGCCGGATTAACTTGAAGACGCAAGGCTTCGACCGGTACAGCTCCGACCCGTCAACTAAAATCCTGATGGCCGCATGGTCGATTAACGACAGCAAGGTGCAACACGCTGACCTACATCGCGGGGCTAAATTGCCGGGCGAACTACGCGATGCACTGGAAGACCCAAAAGTCTACAAGTGGGCCTTCAACGCACAATTCGAGCGGGTGATGACGCGCCGGGTTCTCAAAATAAAGACTGACTACAACTCATGGCGCTGTACGATGGCGCTGGCCTACATGCTGGGGTTCTCCGGCGATCTTCTCTCCATCGGCAAGACCATCGGCCTGCCTGACCACCTGCTGAAAAACACCGAAGGCAAGCGCCTGATCGACATGTTCAGCAAGCCGCAACGCGTGACCAAGGCCAACCCTTTCGAATGGCGCAACGAGTCGACTGACCCGGACGACTGGTGGGAATTCTGTTCGTACAACAAGCAGGACGTCACGACCGAGCTGGCGATTAAACACCGCCTACAGAAATACCCGGTGATGGAGTCCGAATGGGACATGTACGCACTGGATCAGTACATCAACGATACCGGCGTAATGATTGACATCGACTTCGCGCAGGCGGCCATCGACCTCGCAGAGCGACGCAAGCCCCTTATCATGGAGGAAATGCGCGACATTACCGGCCTGTCCAACCCTAACTCCCCGGCGCAGCTTTTGGGCTGGCTTCAAGAACGCGGCTACCCGTTCAACGACCTACGCAGCGATACGGCCAACAAAGTGATCCGCGAAGCGGGTGACTTGGGCCTAGAACCAGTCGTGGCCGAGGTACTGGAAATGCGCCTGAACAGCGCAAAATCATCACTGGCTAAATACGGCACGATGATGGCCGCTGCAGGTACTGACGGGCGCTTCCGCTACTCACTGCAGTTTGCCGGGGCGAGCCGTACTAACCGTTGGGCCGGTCGTCGCATCCAGACGCAAAACCTGCCACGTACGCCGAAGCTGATCGAGGCCGAAGAGGACTTGGCAATCGTCAACAAAATGATCCACGACCGCGACCTTGATGCCCTGACGCTGTACGTCGGCGAGCCGATGTCGGCCTTGGTGGGCTGCATCCGTTCCGCGTTTATCCCGACCCCGGAGCACAAGTTTATCGTGGCCGACCTGTCATCCATCGAATCCGTCGTGATCGGCTGGCTGACAAACTGCAAATGGTTCATGGACACGCTGGCCGCTAAACACGACCTGTACCGTTCATTCGCAGCTCACTGGCTTAACCTGCCGTACGAAGAGACAAAACCACACCGCTCAAAAGCGAAGCCTGCGACCCTTGGTGCCGGTTATCGCCTCGGAGGCGGCCACATGGACGAGCAAGGCAAGAAAACCGGCCTGTGGGGCTATGCGGAGAACATGGGCGTGCATATGACCCAAGCCGAAGCCGAAGCATCGGTGCAGGCGTTCCGTGAGCTGTGCCCGGAGATCGTGCAGTCGTGGTACGACCTTGAAAACGCGGTGTTCAAAGTCATCCGCTCCAAGCAGCCGGTAACGTGGGGCTGTCTGGTCATTGAGTACACCAAGCCGTTCCTGACAATCCGCCTGCCGTCTGGCCGCAAGATGTATTACTTCCGCCCACGCATCGTCGAGCGCCAGATGACCGTGCAGAAAGGGCCGAAGAAAGGCCAGAAGTACACCAAGTCCAACTTCCAGTACGAGGGCAAGGTCGACGGCGCGAACAAGTGGGGCAAGATCTACAGCCACGGCGGTAAGCTGGTGGAAAACATCGTGCAGGCGTTGGCCCGCGACGTGTTGGCCGAAGGTCTGAAAAAGGCGCACCGCATGGGCTTCCGTATCGTCATGCACATCCACGATGAAATCGTAACCGAAGTGCCGAAGGATAGTGAGCTGACCGTGGACGACCTGATCACCTGTATGGCCGCGCCGCTGTCATGGGCACCGGGCCTACCACTTGGCGCTGCCGGGTGGGAAGGATACTTTTACCGTAAGGATTAAGATGACCGAGCCGATAATCAGAGAATCGAAGGTCGAGAAAACCTGCTGCGAATACGCGCAGGGGCGTGGGTGGTGGGTTTCCAAATTCACCGCCCCCGGTAAAAAGGCCGTCCCGGATCGCTTATTCATCCGTGACGGCGTTGTGCTTTTTATCTAATTCAAACGACCCGGAAAAGAACCGACGGTGCAACAGGCTCTCCGGCATAAGCAGATGCGGGAGAAGGGCGCAAACGTAACATGGGTGAGCAATTTTGCAGACTTTAAGAACTACATTATCGCCTTTGAGTAAGGCATTCGCGTACATGCGCCGCAACGTTCGACTGGAACGCGGCGACATGCACGGCTACCAAGAAACGGGCGTCCAGTTTATCAAGGACAACCCGGCCTGCGCCCTGTTCGTGGACTTGGGCTTGGGCAAGTCGGTTATGTCCGGCACCGCTGCGCTGGATTTAATCGTGGATGGCGAGATCAACAAAGTGCTGGTTATCGGGCCGAAGCGCGTTGCCCGGGTGGGCTGGCCGACGGAGTTCGAAGAGTGGGGCCACCTGTGCTTCTACAAGATGTCGGTCATCGCCGGTAACGCCAAAGAGCGCACCATAGCGGCCCATACGGACTGCCATTTCTACACGGTCAGCGTGGACAACATCGCTTGGCTGGTGGAGCACTTCAAGACCAAATGGCCGTTTGACATGGTGATCCTTGACGAGTCCAGCATGTTCAAGTCTCATACGTCGCAGCGCTTCAAACTGCTGCGCCGGGTGCGCAAGTACATGAAGCGTTTTGTCGAGCTGACGGCCACCCCGGCGGCAGAGGGCTACATGGGCATCTTCTCGCAAATCTACCTGATCGACGAGGGCAAACGCTTCGGCTCGGCCATCACGAAGTATCAGGAGAACTACTTCACGCAGAACCGCTACAACTTCAAGTGGAAACTGCGCGATGGTGCGGAAAAAGAGATTACCCGGAAGATTTCTGATATATGTTTAGTCATGAAAGCCGAAGACTACCTCGACATGCACGAATTACATTTTGTGCCCGTCCCGGTAAGGCTCGACGAGCGGACTTCGGAGCTGTACCGGCAGATGGAAGAAGAGTCGGTCATCGAAATGCTGCCGCCGGATTTCGACGAGTATCTGGATGACCCGATTGCTATCGAGGCGGAGCAGGCGGCCAGCCTTCAATCCAAACTGCTGCAGATGTCCTCCGGGTTCATCTACGACACCAAAATCGTCGGGATCACGGAAGACGACAAGGTTATTAAGCAGAAGGACATGTACCGGCTGCATGACCTGAAATTCGATGCACTGGAAGAACTGCTGGAAACCACGCTCGAAGGCAAGAACGTGCTGATCGCCTACCACTTCAAGCCCACCCTCGCGCGCCTGCAAGAGAGGTTCAAGGACTTGGTGGTCATGGACGATGAAGGCAAGTGCATCAAGAAGTGGAACGCCGGTAAGATCCGCCTGCTGGCCGCCCACCCGCAGTCTGCCGGGCACGGACTAAACTTGCAGCGCGGGGGCCACGTCATTGTATACGTCGACAATCCGTGGTCGCTCGAAAGGTTCCAGCAGTTTAACGGACGACTCCACCGCCAAGGGCAGCTATTCCCGGTGACGGTCTACCAGATGAAGACCGAACTGGTAACGCCAAACGGCAATGTGGTACCAACAGTCGACGAAACGGTAATCGAAGCGCTGATAGAAAAGCGCGATGTGCAAGAAGAGTTCTTTGCGCTACTCGAACGAATTAAGGGCCGCGTGGCCCGGCGACGTAAATCTAAGAAAACGGTGATATGGGATGACGAAGACGACTAGACCAGAAGTAGCGACCGGCAAACGCCGGTCTAACGCCCCGGACGCTGATACCGAGGCGATGATCTTTCAGGGGTGCAACATCACGCAGATCGCGAAGCTGTTTCGCATGGAGCGTCGTGACGTCACCCCTAAAATCATGGATGTCCCGCCAATCGGAGAGCGCGGCGGGTATCCGATCTACGCGGTGCATGAGGTGGCCCCGTACCTGATCAAGCCGTTGTATGACGTGGAGACCTACCTGCGTCGCATGAATTTCAAGGATCTGCCCAAGGAGCTGTCAAAAGAGTTTTGGGCCGGGCAGCGCGCCAAGCAGGACTTCGACATCAAGGCCGGTAATTTGTGGGAGACCGAGCAGGTGGTCGAGCATTTCGGCGAGGCGGTAAAACTGCTTCGCATGTCCATGCTGCTTATCCCCGATACGCTGGCCCGCCAAGCAGGTCTGACCGAAGCGCAGCGCAACGTGGTGCAGTCGTCGGTGGATGGAATGCTGAACGACTTGGCCGTGGCGCTGATCGACAAGTTTAAGAAGGATGACAAGGTGGGCGACGATGAAGTTTGATAGCATCGCTCAAATCATTTGCTCAGTGGCGGAGCAGCTAAAGCCGCCGATGCGAATGACCGTGGCCGAGGCTGCGAGCAAGTACCGCTACGTCAATCAGCCCGGCGCGTATGTCGGGCCGTGGATGAACATCACGACGCCGTACATGGTCGACCCGATGAACATGCTTAACAGCCGGGAGTACGACAAGATGGCGTTTGTCGGCCCGGCGCAGACAGGTAAAACGGATGCCCTGATCCTGAACGGCATTGCCTACTCTGTCCGCGTCGACCCGATGGACACGATGATCTTTTGCCCCACCAGCACAGCCGCCCGCGACTTCTCAATGCGACGTGTAGACCGTCTTCACCGGCACAGCCCGGAAATCGGCAAAATGCTGATGAAGAACCGCGACGCCGACAACAAGTTTGACAAGCACTACATCACCGGCATCATCCTGACGTTGAGTTACCCGTCCGTAACCGAACTGGCCGGGCGACCGGTTGGCCGCATCATCATCACGGACTACGACCGTATCGACGACGACATCGGCGGGGACGGTAATGCCTTCGACCTCGCCTCGAAACGTACGACCACCTTTGGCTCGTTTGCCATGTGCATCGCCGAGTCATCGCCATCCCGCCCGATTATCGACCCGAGCTGGATCAAGCGCTCCCCTCACGAAGCCCCGCCATGCGAAGGGATCATCGGCCTGTATAACCGTGGCGACCGTCGCCGCTGGCATTGGCCGTGCCCGCACTGCGATCAGTATTTCGAAGGCACGTTTGACCTGCTTCGCTGGGACACCAAGGGCAAAGATGGCGCGCCGCTATCGAACCTCGAAAAGTCCGAGACTACCCGGATGGCCTGCCCGCATTGTGGCAGCGAGATCGCGCCGGTTGATAAGTACGAAATGAATATCTGGGGTATGTGGGTGCCGGAAGGTTGCCGCATCAACGAGGTGGGCCAGCTCGTCGGTGAGAAGCCTCGCTCGTCATTCGCCTCCTTCTGGCTGCGCGGTACAGCGGCGGCATTCATCACATGGCAGAAACTGGTGCTCAACTATCTGGACGCGTCCGACGACTACGAGCGCACCCTGTCCGAAGAGTCCTTGAAGAAATTCTGGAACAACGACATGGGCGAGCCGTACCGCCCGAAATCAGTCGAGTCTATGCGCGTGCCGGAGCTGCTGAAATCCCGCGCAGAGGCATGGCCGGAACAGACCGTGCCGGACGGTGCGCACTTCTTGGTAGCGACCGTCGACGTGCAGAAAAACCGCTTCGAGGTGTTGGTCATGGGCATTGGCCCGGGCTACCCGTTTGACACGTTTGTCGTCGACCGCTTCAACATCGCGAAGTCCAAACGCCTCGACGTTGACGGCGACCCGCTGATCCTCAACCCGGCGGCGTATCTGGAAGACTGGGATCTAATCAAAGAACTGGTGATGGACAAAGAGTACCCGTTGGCCGATGGATCGGGCCGAATGATGCCTATCAAAATGACCGGGTGTGACTCCGGCGGGGAGGCAGGGGTTACAGGTAACGCGTATGAGTATTACAGGAAGCTGCGTAACGAGGGCCACAACCAACGTTTCTGCTTAGTCAAGGGCGACCATAGGGTAAACAACCCACGTACGCGTATAGCGCTTCCTGACTCCAACCAGAAGGATAAGAAAGCCATCGCCCGGGGCGACGTTCCGGTACTGATGATTAACTCCAACGTGATGAAAGACACCCTGAACGGTCGACTGGACGTAATGGAGCCGGGCAAAGGCATGTATCATATCGGCGACTGGTCAGCGGACTACGTGTTTTCGGAGCTGTGCGTGGAGATCAGAACCGACAAAGGTTGGGAAAACCCGAATAACTCCCGAAACGAAACGTGGGACTTGAGTTACTATGTGCTTGGCATGTGCGTCAGCGGGCGTGTTCTCGCAGTCGAGCAGCTTGATTGGGAGAACCCTCCGGGCTGGGCCGCCGGTTGGGAGACCAACTTCATGATCCGCAAGCCCGAAGAGGACAAAAAGTTTGAACAGTCTTCGGATAGCGAATACAGTTTTAAAGACTTAGCGGCACTACTAGCCTGACAGGAGAGACCAAATGACCCCAGATGAATGCCGGGTGATGTACCAGAAATTGCTCGACGAGGCATTAAAAGCCTATCATGCCTTGATGACGGGCGGGTCAGTCCGCGTTGTCGTCGACCAAAATAGCGAGCGCGTCGAGTACACGGCGGCCAACAAACAAAACTTGTGGGCCTACATTGTGCGATTGCAGAACGCGCTTAATTCTGACAATCCCTGCAACGCCTTCATGGGCGTACCAAGCGGGCCTGCTGGATTCCTATACTGATGAACCAGACACCGAAGCAACAGAAACCACGCGCACCTCGGGCGAAGAAAACCGAGATCGCCCCGGTAGCCGATGCAACGCCAGTCGAGGGCCAAGCCTTCGGCGGCGGCATGGAAGGCGCTGACAGAAACACGCGAGAACTGTTCCGCTGGAACCCGGCTATCATTTCCCCGGATCAGCAGATTTCCCAAGACCAAACGATGGCGTCTGCCCGGGCACAGGACATGGTGCAGAACGACGGCTACGCAGCCGGTGCCGTGGCAATGCACAAGGACTCGGTGGTCGGCTCGCAGTACAAGCTGAACGCCAAGCCAAACGCCCTTGTTCTTGGCGCGCCGGAAGGTTGGGCAGAAGACTTCCAAGAGGTTGTGGAGGCCAGATTCAACATGGTGTCCGAGTCGCCGGAGAACTGGTTTGACGCGCGACGCATGAACACCTTCACCGGGCTTATCCGCCTCGGCGTCGGCGGCTTCGTGATGACCGGGGAGATCCTCGCTACCTGTGAGTGGTTGAAGAACCCCGGGCGCACGATGATGCAAAACCGGCCATTCGGCACGGCCATTCAGATGATCAGCCCGTTCCGCCTGTCCAACCCGAACAACGTGATGGACACGCCTACGCTTCGATCTGGGGTAGCGCTTGACCAGAACGGCGCGCCTATCGGGTACCACATCCGTAAGGCATTCCCGGGCGATCCTACCGACCTCGATAACTGGTCGTGGAAATACGAGCCTGCGCGCTTCGATTGGGGCCGCCGTCGCGTGATCCACGTTCTCGAAGCATTGCTCCCGGGCCAGACTCGCGGTATCAGCGAAATGGTCTCGGCGCTCAAGCAGATGAAGATGACTCGGAATTTCCAAGAGATCACGCTGCAGAACGCCATCGTCAATGCGACCTACGCGGCGGCCATTGAGTCCGAGCTGCCGTCCGAGGTTGTCTTCGGTCAGTTGGGCATGGGCCAGAAACCTTTCGGCGACATCCTAAACGGCTACATGAGCAGTCTGGCCGAGTATCTGGCCGGGTCGAAAAATATCTCAATCGACGGTGCCAAGATCCCGCACCTGTTCCCCGGCACTAAGCTGAAAATGCAGCCTGCCGGAACACCGGGTGGCGTGGGCACCGACTATGAGGAATCACTGCTTCGCAACATCGCCGCGTCACTCGGCCTGTCCTACGAGCAATTCAGCCGCGACTACACGAAGACAAACTACTCGTCCGCGCGTGCGTCAATGGCCGAAACGTGGAAGTACATGGAGAGCCGTAAAAAGCTGGTGGCCGACAAGATGGCCTCAATGATTTATACATTGTGGTTGGAAGAAGAAATCAACGCTGGTAATGTTCCGTTACCGCCGGGCATGACTTGGCGTGATTTCTACGACCCGATGAAGCGCGATGCCCTTTGCAACTCAGAGTGGATCGGCGCAAGTCGCGGCCAGATTGACGAGAAGAAAGAAACCGAAGCGGCAATCCTTCGCATCAAGAATGGCCTGTCAACGTACGAGGCAGAAATTGCCCGCCTTGGTGGCGACTTCCGCGAAGTGTTCAAACAGCGCGCTCGCGAAGAGGGTGTGATTAAAAAACTCGGTCTCGACTTTAGCGGCAAGGTAGTCGAAGGCACCGAAACCCAGACGAGCAGCACAGGCGGCGGGTCTGAACCAACGGACAAAGAGGATCAACCAAATGAATGATCAGGTAAGAGCAAGCGTCATGATGGCGCTCAATCGCATGAACGGTAACGCCATCGCCGTACGTGACAACGACACCACCATGATGTCGAACCTGCAGCAAATGATGATGTGCGAAGATGACGACTATCAGGAACGCGCAGAGCAGCAGATGCGCGAGAACCTGTGCGCAGCATATGGCATCGGCCAGCCGGGCCAAGGTAAGCCGTTTGCGTTCTCCAACGGCCTAGCAATCATCCCGGTACACGGCACGCTTATCAACCGTTACGGCGGGTACTACTACGGCTACGTTACCGGTTACAACTTCATTCGCAGCCAACGTAATGCGGCCCTGACTGACCCGGATGTCGAGGGGATTATTTACGACATCAACTCGAACGGTGGCGAGGCCGCAGGCTGTTTTGAACTGGCGCAAGAAATGTTCGACACACGCGGCGTGAAACCTTCGCTGGCGGTAATCGATTCTAATTGCTATTCTGCTGCGTATGCCATCGGTAGTGCGGCAGACAAGATGACGGTCATCCCGTCGGGTGGTGCTGGCAGCATTGGTGTGATTTCCATGCACGTCGACATGTCGAAAATGCTGGAAGACATCGGCATCAAGGTCAGCATCATCAAGTCAGGCGCACACAAAGCCGATGGCAACCCCTACGAGGAACTGTCAGATGAAGTCCGGGCAAACTATCAGGCAAGCGTCGATAGTATGCGTACAGATTTCGTTAATCTGGTGGCCCAAAACAGGAATTTAGATCCGAAGGTAGTGCGCGACACCGAGGCAATGTGCTATAACGCTCAGGACGCGAAGGCAATCGGGCTAATCGACGCAGTTACGACCCCGATGCAGGCCGTAGCAGAATTTCTAAACGGGCCTTCCGACGGCTCAGAACAATCAGGAGCAAATGCCATGAGCTTTACTCAAGAAGAAATGGACGCCGCGCGCCAAGAAGCAGCAGCGCAAGCGACCACCGCAGAACGTACCCGCATCGCCGGGATCATGGGCTGCGAAGCCGCCGCGAACCGCCCTAATCTGGCGTCGCATTTGGCTTTCAAAACCTCCATGACCGTTGCCGAAGCTGGCGACATGTTGGTTGTATCCGCCGAAGAAAAATCGGCCGCCGCACCTGCCGCACCTGCTGCGCCAGCGAACCCTGCAGCAGCCAAAGGCGATAGTCCTTTCGATAACGTAATGGCTAACGCACAACATCCGAATGCAGGTGCCGACGCTGGTCAGGAAGGCACGCAGGAAGATAAAGAAACTGCCGGGCTGATGGCTGCTGCTAAGTCTGTAGCTGGCGAACAATGGGCTTAATGAGAGGACACTGACATGTCATTAGCACTTCTGATGGCGGCTACTAGCCTGCCGAACTACCTTGCCGGTAACGGCGACCTCGGGACTTGGGAACCGACCCAGATCTTCGCGGGTGAATCTGACATCGTGACCGAAGGTGGCGTCTGTGCCGCTGACATCACTATCTATCAGGTGATCGCGAAGAACGCAGCCGGTGCAATGGTTCCGCATGATCCGACCGCAACGACTGGCACCGGGGAAGATATCGTACCCGCTCCGCAGTCCGTGGCTATCGGTATCGCGGCACAGCCTGCGAAGAACGGCCAGAACGTCCCGTACTACATCGGCGGCGTGTTTAACGGTGCTGCGCTGACGTGGCATTCCTCGTTGGATACTTTGGTGAAGCGTCAAGCTGTATTTGACCGCACCAACATCCACATCGGCAACCTGTACTAAGGAGCAGCATAAAATGGCTGGACTGTATACTACCTATCAACTGCTGGCGGTACAGCGCAAGTTAAAAGCCTTGCCTGCGTTCTTCCTGCAGTGGTTCCCGCGCCAGATCGCCTTCGAAGAAGACATGATTGCCTTCGACAAAGTGATCCAAGACATCACCCGCGTTGCCCCGTTCGTTGCGCCTAACGTTCAAGGCCGAGTGATCAAGGAAGAAGGTTATTCGACCAAGACCTTCAAGCCAGCGTACGTGAAACCGAAACACGTTATCGACCCTAACATGTTCGTCCCGCGTCAACCGGGTGAAGCACTGGGTACCGGTAGCCTGTCTATCGCCCAACGACGTGACCGTGTAATCGCGTTCCTGCTGCAGAAGCATCGCGCCATGCACGAAAACACATGGGAATGGATGGCCGCGCAGGCCGCTCAGTACGGTTATGTCGACGTGCAGGGTCAGGACTATCCATTGGTGCGCGTAGACTTCGGTCGTGACGCAGCGCTGACCATGACTACCAACTGGGCTGCTGGTGGCGTTACCCTGATGGACATGATTGCTGACCTGCGTGACGGTCAACGTCTGGTGTCCGACAAGTCTCTCTCCGGTACCGTAGTCCGTGACTACATCTTCGGCGGCGACGCTTGGGATCAGTTTGTCAAAGTTGGCGGCGACGCCTTGTGGGGCAAAGACGGCCTGATGGACAGTAACATCCGTGGATCCGAGACCAACGTTACCCGTCTGTGGGACGACGTTGAAGGCGTGCAGTACATGGGTGAGCTGGTGGGCATCAACGGTGCCGGTCGTATGCGTATCTGGGTGAACACTCAGAAGTACCGCGACGACAAGAACCAAGAGCAATACCTGATGAAGCAGAAAGCTGTCATGGGTATCTCACAGGCTATCGAAGGCGTCCGCTGCTTCGGCGCGATCCTCGACAAGTCTGCTGGTTATCAGGCGCTTGAATACTTCCCTAAAATGTGGGAAGAAGAAGATCCAAGCGTGGAATACCTGATGTCCCAAGGTGCTCCGCTGATGGTTCCAGCAGATCCGAACGCGTCATTCCTGCTGACCGTGATGTCCTAAACCCCCAACAATAATCCATCGCTCCGCCCCCTCCGGGCGGTTCGGTTTTGAGGATAAGAACTATGCCAAAACGTAAAGTAGTCCAGACAGTAATCGTGTACCGCGACGGTCAGCGTATCCGCCCTGCAGTCGGTGAGATCTTCGACTTCAAGCAGGACGAACTGGACAACATCATGGGTATCAACCCGGAAGCCCTGACCCGCCCGATTATTGAAGTGGACGTGGAAAACCTGCAGGCGCAGAAAGAAGCTCAGGAAAAGGCAGACGCCGAAGCCAAAGCAGCAGCGCCAGCGGGTAAGCCCGGCAAGGCAGAAAAGAACGCCAAGCCAGTGCAGGACGAAGAGGTCTAAGTAATGGCTTCTAACTTCGCGGCAGTTAAAGCGAAGATGCGGGGGGACGTTCACGCGTCCCTTTCCGTTTCTGCCCGCTATGAGAGTTATGCGCAGGATGTCATTATCGACGGCCTATCCGTACGTTGGCACAACAAGATTGCGATCCTCGGTGACTTAGAGAATGGCGGCTATGCCAGTGTTGTAGAGGGCATCGAGCGCATCATTTTCCTACGAGCTGAACTAGTAGAATTGGGCGTGCCGCTGGACGAGGGCGACACGATTGTCATCACCGCCGAAGGCTTCGACAACGCCCGACTGACCCTAAAAACTCAGGAGCCGATTGTCGGCCCAACCGAAGTTGTTTGGCAGGTAGCGAGGGCATAACATGCCTGTAAATATCATTTCTATCGGCGGCACCGAGCTGGAAGAGTACATCAATCGCGTGCCGTCCATTGCCAACCAATCGATCCGCATGGCGATTAATAGCACGGCCTCCGGCAAGGGCATGACCCTTATCAAGAAGTCAATGCTGGACGAGGTGGCCTTTCCCTCCGGGTACCTCAACGGCGACCGCCTAAAGCTGACTAAGCGCGCCACGCAGACCAACCTCGAAGCAACCATCACCGGGCGTAAACGCGCCACCAGCCTCGCCCGTTTCGTTACCGGTGGGGCCGTCGTCGCTAACAGCAAGAAAAGCGGCGGCGTACAGGTTCGCGTGCAGAAGGGCAAGACCACCTACCTGAAAAATGCGTTCCTCGTCAAACTGAACAAAGGGGCCAGCTTTTCAGAAGACCACTACAACCTCGGGCTGGCCGTTCGTCTGTCTGCCGGGGAAGCACTGGCGAACAAACGGACACAGCATAAGTCTTGGCTGGTGCCGGGACGCGTGGCGCTGCTGTACGGCCCGTCCGTAGATCAGGTGTTCGCCGAGGTCGCGGACAAGGTGGCCCCGACGATTGGTGACTTGGTAGCGGCTGAATTCCACCGTAATTTCGCGAGGCTTTCGAAATGAGTCAACGCTTGACCATACTTAAAAAATTGACAGAACACCTTGAGGGCATTAACGTCGCCAATGGGTATCACCACGACCTGAAAGGAAAAGTGTACCGTGGCCGGGATCGCTTCGGTGCGGACTTCCTCTCCAAGATGCCGATCCTGTCTGTCCTTGAGGCTAAGGCCACGGACTACGGTAACTTCGCAGATGAAGAACAAATGGTGCGTCAGGACGATTGGGTCTTGCTCGTACAAGGTTGGGCCAAGGATGACCCGAGAAACCCCACTGACCCGGCTTACCTACTGCTGGCGGACGTGGAAAGACGATTGTCCATGATTGTCGATAACGAGAAAGGCGTCCCTGTTTTCCCGGGGGTCTATCGCCTCGGCGGTCTTATTGCTAAACTGACAGTCGCGCAGCCGGTTGTTCGGCCTCCCGAAGAAGGGCTATCGGACACGGCGTTTTTCTTCCTCCCGCTTCGGGTAGGCTTGAAAGTAGATTTGCGGAACCCTTAACGTCCTCAACAGGAGAGACACATACATGAACGACAACTACTCAAACAACTACGTCGTTGGCCGTGGGACGGTGTATTTCGACCGCTTCCAAGACGGTACCAACCGTAAGACCGGTGAAATGTACTTTGGGAACACCCCGGAGTTCACTATCAACACCGACTCTGAAACGCTGGATCACTACTCTTCCGATCACGGTATGCGCGTGATGGATGCGTCTGTCCTGCTGGAAGCGTCACAAGGTGGTACCTTCACCTGCGATAACATCAACTCCGATAACTTGGCGTTGTGGTTCTTGGGCGACGTGGCTACCACCACTCAGACCCAGCAGACCGATGCGAAAGAAGTGTTCAACCCGATTATGCGTGGTCGCTTCTATCAGCTCGGCACCAGCGATGACAACCCGACTGGCGTGCGCTCCGTTGATAACTTCCAGATGGTCAAGGCTGACGCTTCCGTGGCGATCTCTTTGGGTGCTGGGGACATCACCTCGATTGTCGGGGCTACCGTAGTTAACCCAGCCGGTAACTATGAAATCGATCTGGAAGCGGGCCGCATCTACATCGAGCCGGATTCGACTGACCTGTCCGGCAACGTGCAGATCGCCGTGCAGTACGACGTCGGTGCGCAGAAACGTACGCTGGTGATCGGCAACTCCAACATGGTCTACGGCGCACTGCGCATGATCTCGGACAACCCGGTCGGCACCAACAAGAACTACTACTTCCCTAAAGTCTCCGTGGCACCAGATGGTGACTACGCGCTGAAAGGCGACGACTGGCAGGTGATGTCGTTCACGTTCAAGGCGATGCAGCTCAACAACATCACCAAGCGCGTGTACATCGACATTCTGGACGCGGCCAAGACGGTTGACCCGACCACGCAGCGCTCTATCACTATCAGCCCGGCGTCATCCACCGGTACGGTAGCGGCGGGGGTGCAGGTGACGGCCACCGTACGTGACGGCAATGGCGACGTGGTGCAAGGCGATGCAGTTAACTTCACCGCATCTTCCGGCGGTACCGTTACCCCAACGAGCGCCACCACCGGGTCAACCGGCACCGCGCAAACGCTGGTGAAACGTACCACTGCCGGTACCGTGACTGTCACGGCCACGCTGGCAGGCGGCAAGTCCGCGACCACCGGGACTATCACCATTTCTGAATAAGGGATGGTCAAGCAGTACAGGAAAGCGCCTCCGGGCGCTTTTCTTTTATCCCCCGCTGAAAGCTGTGCTACATTAACGACGGATTAGCGCAAAGGAGATCCGTCAAATGTCATTAGCAAACTTCGAACCAGACTACGAACAAGTAATTATCAAAGGCACACGCGGCAGGGATGACAGCTCATTCCAAGTACGCGGCCTGTCCTTCCACGACATTTCTAAAATCGTCCGGGTTCACTACAGTGATCTGGATGGCCTGTTTGATCTGTACGAGACTTCTGCCGGGCAAGACCTGTCAGCCTTGGCTGCCGGGCGCTTCGCCGTTCGCTTGGTCAGTGATGCCCCGGGCATTGTCTCGCACATCATCGCGTTGGCCGCCGACGAAGAAGAACAGCTCGAAAAGGTAGCCATGCTGCCGGTGCTCACTCAGTATGACGCGCTGCAGAAGATTGCCCGGCTGACCTTCTCGGACGTTGAAGAAGTAAAAAAGATCTTCGCTCAGGTGATGGAGCAGGTGGGGCGGCTCAAGAAAGAAGGCCCGAACAGCCTGACGTTCGGTCAAAACGCGAAATAGTTCTAGACTTCCATAACAACCTACGCGCCACGGTGTCCCTCCTGATGACGGAGGGCCACCCCGCTGCCCGGCATTACCCGCTAGGTTATTTGTGGACAGAAACCAAGATTGCCCGTCGCCGTATCAATGCGGAACACGTCACACAATCACTACTGATGCAAACGTGTATCGCTGGGATCTTGAATCCGAAGAAGGGCGGGCCTGAATATAAGAAAATGATTAAGAGGTTATCCGATGGCTAACAGCAAAGACGTCGAGCTAAGAATCCGGGCTAGGGACTATAGCCAGAAGCCGCTCAAATCCGTAACCACGGCCATCAACCATATGGCCCGGGCACAGGAAGAACAGCGCAAGGCAGCCGAGCGCGGAGAAGTCTCGACTCGGGATCTGGAAGCCTCCTATAAGAAACTCGAACAGGCCGGACAACAACTGCTGAAACTCAACTCGCTGATCGAGGTGTTCAAGCGCCAGAATCAGCAGATGACGGAGGCAGCGGCCAAGACCGAAGCCCTGCGCGCCAAACAGGCGCAACTGCAGCAAGCCTACGACAACACGGCCAAGGTAACGCAGCGGCAGGAAAACGCACTGGCCCGGGTAAACCGTCAGGTCGAGGCCGCCGCGAAAGCCGAGGCCAACCAAGCGGCCCGCGTGGCCCGGACTACCGCCGAGCTGCAACGCTACGGGATCGAGACCTCAAAACTTGGTCAGGCTCAGTCGAGCATCATCAACAGCGTATCTCAGGTCAACAAGGTACTGGAACGTCAGGACGCCATTATCTCGACGTCTGCCGCCGCTGCAGCCCAAGCCAAGATTATCCGTGGTCTCCGCCAGCAGGCAGATCAGGCCGTCGCGTCTGCCCGGGGCTACCAGACTTTAGGCCGAGTGGTGCAACAGGCTACCGGTCAGCTCGGCCCGCTTGGCCGCCAAATCCAGTCAATCGTCAACCCGGCAGAAGCCGCTCGCTCAACCCTGCGCGGGCTGCAAAACCAGATTAATACGGTGACGACTGACCTTGCCCGGAATGGCAAGCAGGTCGAGAACGCGGCTCAGAAGATCCGCATGTTGAACGATGCCAACAAGTCAATCGCGGCTATTGCACAACAGATTGACATGTACCGCCAACAGGTGTCAGTATTGCGCAGTGCCCGCACTGAATACCAAGCGGCCCGCCAGAATGTGATGAATCTCGCGCAGCAGATGCGAACAGCGACGACCGACACTGGTGCCCTTGGTATTCAGATGCAGGCCGCTCAACAGCGCCTCGCAGCAGCCTCCGCCGCCCTAAGAACCACCGGTAGTTCCGCCCGTTCAACCCAAGCCGCACTTCGCAACGCCGGGGTAGACACGCGTAACCTTTCCGACGCCGAAGACCGTCTGGTTCGGTCAAGCCGTGCATCCACCACCGCTATCAACGACCTGACCGGGGCGCTGCGAAACAACGCAGGCGCAGCACGCGATGGGGCGAAAGCGTTCTCCTTCTTCGAAGACAATGGCCGTACTACCCTGTCAGCCGTTCAGCGATTGAAAGGTGAAGTGTTGGCGCTGGCAACCAGTTACGTCGGCTTCCAAGGCGCGATTAAACTGGCGACGGGATCCATCGAAGCGTACAAGATGCGCCAACAGGCGATGATTAAGATCTCGAACGTGGTGGGCAACAGCCAAGCGGCGGTGAACAAAGAGTGGGAGTACATGATTGGGCTTTCCAATAAGCTCGGTATCGACCTCGCCACCTTGTCACAGTCGTACACCAAATTCGCGATTTCCGCTAAATCGGTGGGCCTGTCCCTACAGGACACGAAGTATATCTTCGAGTCGGTAGCGAAGGCCGGTCGTGTATTCCACCTATCCCAAGATGACATGCAAGGCGTGTTCCGCGCGCTTGAGCAGATGTTGTCGAAAGGTCAGGTCTACGCCGAAGAACTGCGCGGCCAGTTGGGTGAACGACTCCCGGCGGCGTTTGCGCTGTTCGCTAAAGGCATGGACATGACAACCTTGCAGTTGACGAAGGCGCTGGAAAACGGGGAGATCTCCGGCGAGGCGGTTATCAACTTCGCCCGCGAACAGGCCGCTGCAGTTGACGCGCAGATCGCTACCGCATCGAAAGGTGTGGATGCGATGGAAGCCCGCGCAGCCAACGCCATGACGATGTTCCGCTTGGCCCTAGCCGACTCCGGGTTTATCGACGCGTACGTGCGTATGCTGCAAAAGATCACCGACTTCCTAAGCAGCCCGGACGGCAGAGAAGCCGCCGTTAAACTTGGCAACGCCTTCTCGAAAGTCGCGGATGCCGTGGTGTGGGTGACGGAGAACATTGACGGCCTTATCACGGTGCTCGGGATCTTCGCCGGGCTGAAAGCCGTGACCTTCGTGGTCGGGCTGGCGCAGAACATCGCGAAACTAATCCCGCTGGTCAACGGTCTGGCCCGCGTAGGTCAAGGCATCATCACCGTACTGGAAGGTTGGGCCGCTCGACTGGTAGCCGCTGGTGGCGCTGCCGGGGCGTTAGGTGTAGTCCTGAAAGGGCTTACCCGGGCCATCCCGTTTGTCGGTTGGGCGCTGCTGGCGTACGACATCGGTGCCATCTTCTACGAGCAATCCCAGACGTTCCGCGAAGGTGTGAACGCGGTGGTGCGCGACTTCAAGAACCTTGGCAACCAGTTGGCCGCCATCGCCAAATCTATCCCGACAATCTTCTACGACTTGGCTATCAGTATCCTGCGCCCGATCACCACGCTGTTCGCGGGTGCCACGAAGACCATCATGGGGTGGATTGCCGACCTGCTGAAAATGATCCCGGGCGTCGGCCAAGGGCTGTCAGAGTGGGCGCTGTCTATCTCGGATGACCTGACCAAAGAACACCGCAACCTGCTGGAATCTACCGGGCAGATCTGGGATGACGTCAACACGCAGTGGGTGAAGCTGAACGACGATATGGTCGCGAAGAACGCCGACTCCACGAAGATCATCCGTGAGCGTGTGGCGCAGCTAATGGCCGACGTCAAGGCCGCATCCGGGGCAAACGCGTTTGAGTTCACCGCTGACCCGAATACCGGCGTAACCAAACGTGCGCGTGAAATTGCCGGGCTTACTAAAGAGCTGGCGAAGATGGAAGACGCTG